ATGAATAAACGAGACTGGCACCCTGAAGACATTAAGTGTGCACTTCGTAAAAAAAGAATCACTTTAAAAGCTCTTTCCATAAAAGCTGGGCTTGCACCCTGTACGTTGAATAACGCATTGAGAATTTCTTACCCAAAAGCTGAGCGCATTATTGCTGAGGCTCTTGGTCTTGATCCAAGAGATATTTGGCCTTCGCGTTATCAATATAAGTGAGACGTGCTATGTGGATAACTATTCAAGAATTACTAAAAGTTGACGGAATGCCAACCACCGCCCAAGGTGTTGCGCATAAAGCAAAGGTTGAGGGTTGGGAGCGCCGAAGAGTTTCCGGTGTAAAAGGAAGGGTGTATGAATATAACTTCTTTTCTTTATCTGTTCATGACCAAGCCCGCGTTTTGAAATCAAAAAACAAAATCATGATTGGCAATCAAATTTTAGATAAGCCTAAGCCTGTTGAGAAAAACTATTGTGCTGAGGCTCTTTGGTTGAAATACGAGAAAGTAACAGATAAACAAAAAGAAGAGGCACAGAAGCGCGCAGTTGTTGTTATCGCTGTTCGTCAGCTTGTTGGAACCGGATGCAAAACAGTTGAAGCTCTCGAAATAGTTGCTCAAACTCACAACGAGCCTCAAGGTAATGTGAGACGTTGGTATTATAGTACTAAAAAATTAGAGCAGTCTGATTTGCTTCCCGCTCTACTGTCCGGACACTCAACTCGCAATTATTCATCTCGTCACTTTGATATGTCGCCTGCGGCGTGGGATTTCTTTGTTGCTGATTATTTTAGGCTAGAACAACCAGCATTTAATACTTGTTATCAACGACTGCGTGATACTGCCAAAGATAAGGGGTGGAAAATTCCAAGCGATTCAAGCGTGCGCCGTAAAATTGAGCGCGAAATCACCCCGCAACAAGCAATTTTATGGCGCAAGGGTGAGCACGCATTGATGCAACTATATCCAGCTCAGCAACGTAGTGTTGAGGAGCTTTCAGCAATGGAATGGATTAATGGCGACGGCTATTTGCATAATGTATTTGTCAGGTGGCATAACGGCGAGATTTTACGACCGAAAACGTGGATCTGGCAAGATGTTCGCACTCGCAAAATTTTAGCTTACTACTGCGATGTTTCAGAAAACAGTGATTCAATTCGTTTATCTTTAGCTGATGTTATCGAGCAATATGGCGTACCTAAACATGTCACTATTGATAATACACGCGCCGCAGCTAATAAGTGGTTAACCGGTGGAGTTCCTAATCGTTACCGATTTAAAGTTAAAGCAGATGAACCATTGGGAATCATTCCAATGCTCGGTATTCAGCTGCACTGGTCAAGCGTAATGTTCGGTAAAGGTCACGGACAAGCTAAACCTATAGAGAGGGCTTTTTCTCATGGTGGGCTCGGTGAGTTAGTTGATAAGCACCCTTTATTGGCGGGAGCGTATACTGGTGCTAATGTGCTTGAAAAACCAGATAACTATAACAGCAAGAACGCTGTTAATGTCGAGGTATTTTTTAAGGCGCTTGAACAGGGCATTGCCATGTTTAATAGCAAATCAAATCGTAATACCGAAGTTTGTAACGGTGTGATGTCATTTGATGAAGCGTTTAATGCTAGCTATCAGTCAAGTGTTATCAAGAAAGCCACTGCCGAACAGCGTAGGCTATTGTTATTGCCATCCGAGGCTGTGACTGTTCGTCCTGATGGTACTTTTACAATTGACGCTGGTGGTTCAATTCGTGGTGCTAAAAACCGTTATTACAGTGAGAAACTGATTGGCATTAGACCCAACAAGGTTGTTATAAGGTTTGATCCGCGAAATCTACATGACAGTGTTCTTGTGTACACGCTTGATGGTCACTTTATCTGTGATGCTCAGTGCTTGAACCGTGTTGCATTCGGTGATACTCAAGCTGCACGAGAGCATAAACGTCAGCGCACACAGTTTGTTAAACACCACAAAAGTGCTGCTGAAAATCAAAAACGCATGTCAATCTTAGAAGTCCAAGCTTTATTGCCCGACGTTGATGTGCCGGAAAAGCCTGAATCAAAAGTTGTTGGATTGTTGACACCTGAAAAGGATGTGTCCAATTCTGAGCCATTTGATTTTGATGATGTATTCGAAAGAGGTATAGCCAAGCTCAAGGAGCAGAAAAAATGACAAAATTAAAAATCGATGAAGGCTTGAAAGCTGAACTTGAGCAAAGAAGTGAAGATGTCCGTGAGTTGATAAAAGCTGCAGTTGCAGATGGCGAAACATACAGCTCTATAGCTAAGCAAAGCGGTATGTCGCCAGCTGCCTTAAGCTGTTTTATTAATAGAGATTATGCGGGTAATAATCAACTTATAACCGAAAAATTAGCGGCGTGGTTGGATTATAAGCGACGAACAGCAGACATAAAAACTGCTCCGGATTTTGTCGAGACACCGACGAGCAAGAAGATTTGGAGCGCGCTGGATTATTCAAAAATTGCGGGGTGCTTTGTCGTTATTTACGGTAACAGCGGTGTCGGAAAAACACAAGCTATTACTGAATATGTGAATCAAAATCCCAATGTTTGGATGATTACAGCTCGACCGTCATCAGCAACGCTTGTTGAGTGTCTTCATGATATGGCGAGCGCTCTAGAGCTTGGTTTTATTCCAAAGCGCTCCGGAACGCTAAGCGGTGCTATTCAGCGACGTTTAACTGGCAGTCGAGGGCTTCTTATTATAGATGAGTCTGACCATTTACCTTACGAAGTTCTTGAGGAGATCCGGATTATTCAGGAGATTACAGGCGTTGGCGTTGCACTTTGTGGTAATCATCAGATTTATGCAAAACTCTCCGGCGGTGGTTCCAGAAAGACTGATTTTGCAAGGTTGTTCTCTCGAGTTGCAAAGCGTGTGGCGATACTCAATACAACCGATGCTGATGTTGATGCAATTGCAGACGCATGGAGTATTGAGGGTAATAGAGAGAGAAAACTAATACACGAATTGGGTAAAAAAGCGGGCGCACTCCGCATTATAAAAATGACACTGTCGCTAGCGGCAATTTTAGCAAACAGTAGTAATACATCAATTAATGAAACGCACATTAATGTTGCGATAAGAGATCTGGAGGGAGTCTAATCATGCAAGAGCAAACAGAACAACGCAAGCCATACAGCACTAATGAAATAGCATTAACAATGAATGATGTGTCAAAGATTGTAACACAATTGTCAATTGACGGTTTTTTAGTTAACAAAGTTGTAATTGGTAATGCTCAACAACCGACGATTATTTTATTTAATAACGACAAATGCCAAGATTTAATAAAAAGTGGTAAGGCGATTTATAGATATATTGGTCACAAAGTGCCTATCAAACAAGGTGTATCTAATTACAACGGTTGTCGAATTGTTTGGTCTGAGAGTTTTATTTAGGGATTATATATGAATAAGGGTGAATGTTTTTGGTTGGATCGAGTAATAAAAATATACACTAATTGAATATGGGAATGATGAAGATGAACGAAAATACAAATAAATTTAGAAAGCAATACATCAATGAATCGGTCGCAGCGGGATATTGGAAAGATGCTAGGAGTGCATTAATTCCAGAATCTATGATAAAAGAAATTGACAGGGAACGTGAGCAAATTGTTGCAGATATTGTTGAGCATGCAAAATTGCTCAACAAAGAATTATCACTTTTTAAAGCCAAAGCATTTGGTGATATAGCTGCATTTATCGAGCTATCCGCAGAACAATATAAAGTCATGTTAGGGGGTAAAAAGGGGAATGTTACATTATTTAGTTTTGATGGTCAGTATAAAGTGCAACGCACAATGCATGATAACATCGCACCAGATGAGCGCATTCTTGCCGCCAAACAATTAACAATTGATTGTGTCAATGATTGGTCTGAAAATGCTCGTCCCGAATTAAAAGCTATTGTTAATAGAGCTTTTGCCACAAGCAAAGATGGTGACTTAAAACTTGGACGTCTGCTTGAATTACGCCGTCTGGATATCAAAGATGAGCGCTGGCAACGTGCGATGGATGCACTGAGTGAGTCACTTCAGGTTGTTGGTGGTCGCTCATACATTCGTGTTTATGAACGCATCGGAGACAGTAATGAGTATCGACCAATATCGCTAGATGTTGCGGGGGTTTGATATGACAAAATCGCAACTCATTAAACTAATTCATATAGCCAAGCAACAGCTTGGCTTAGATGATGAAACTTATCGAGCCTTGCTTGTTACTGAAACTAAAAAAAAATCATGTTCAAAAATGCTAAAACACGAGCTTGAAAAAGTATTTGAAACATTAAAAAATAAAGGTTTTCAGTATACTGGCGTAAGAAAAAATCATACTGCGCCGGTGGTTAAAACTTCAGATCGTCGCGATGACATCAAGAAAATCCGCGCGCTGTGGATCACCATGGGTCATCAGGGCTTCATAGCTGACTCACGAGATAAAGCGCTCGACGCGTTTGTGGAGCGAATGACAAAGAAATTCACTGGCGGACTTGGGATTAAAACTCATGCATGGCTTGATTATGAGCTTGCGCAACATGTTCTTGAGTCGTTAAAACAGTGGCACATACGTGAAATTGTCGGAAGACTTTCTATTGTTGACGGAGTTTACTATAAAAATAATGTGCTTTATTTGCCGGACGGCACATCGTATCGAGGTTATGATGCGATTAGAAAGCTTCATGACGACGTAATCGCGAGAAAATATAGGCGAGGTAAAAAATGAAATTATGCCGCTGCCCAGTGTGTCGCAGTGATTTGCATTTAGACGCTATCATTGAAGATGAGGCTGGACGTGAAGTTTTATCCATGTTGCTTCAATTTACACATAACTGCGCCCGCCCTGTTGTTGCTTACATTGGTTTATTCCGTCCGGCAAAATCAAACTTGAGCAATTCAAGAGCAGCGAAGTTAATGCAAGAAGTGCTAGAACAATTCAAGCCTAGCCGGCACTTGGCCCACGCTTTGAATGAGACAGTTAAACAAATTCAAAAGAAACGCGCTAATAGCAATGATGTTAAACCGCTTGCGAATCATAATTATTTAAAAACAGTTTATGATTCAACAGCTCATTTATTTTTATACACTCAAGCCAGTGATGATAAACCGCAGCAATCAGAAAGCAATGATGTTTATTTTGAGCAAATGTATCGAGCTGGTGCTGATTTTTCGAAAATACAGGTTGCCGGCGCAAAAGAGTGGTTTGAGAAAAGGAGAAAACAATGACGGACGTTAATTTACAGTTATTCGATGACGACCATGCCGAAATAGGGAAATTAATTGATAATATTAATAAGCTGTCAGTTGAAGAGCAAAAGCGAGCGTGGCCAAGAATTTTGGCTGATATTGTTGATTTATTTCTGGCTGAGCTACAACGTTCAGGAATGAAGCGAGATGAAGCGATAAATTATGCTCCAAAATTGGCAGCCGTACTTGGCCACTATTTTGGGGGGCGTTCTTACTACATACCGACCGGTGAAACACTTAAGTCTGCATTGCGTGACAATATGCTTTTTCATGATTACCAGCGCAGTGATGGTGATATAAAAAAATTAGCAGAAAAATACAATTTAACAGATAGCAGAGTTTATCTTATTATAAGGGAGCAGGTAACGCTTCACAGAAAGCGAATTCAGATTAATTTGTTTGAGGGGTAGTTTTAGTGAAAAAATCTATTTATTTTATGTTTATCTCCCTTTTTTTGTTGCTACCAAAGCGGTGCCAACGTGTGATAAAGTCGCCTCGGCTTTTTGTTAACGTTGTTTTTGATGAAGACTAACTTGTACTGAAATACTACAAACCCACATAATTTTTAATTCTTCTATCCTTTAATTATTAAACTAATTAAAGGATAGAAAATGAAAGACCAATTATCCCCCCACTTTAAAAGATCTGAATTCGCGTGTAAATGCGGCTGTGGCAATATGTTATATTTACACCAAAGCAAGTCGCCGACTATCTGGAATCAAAATATCCCAACAAATACGGCTTAGGACGCTATAAATCATTCACCCACATTGATGTGCGTAAAAATCGCGGTCGATGGGGAGCGAACTAATGATTGAGTCTGCACTCTCAATTGACGATTACGTAAAAATATATCCAGTCTTACGTAGTCAGCGTTTCTTAGAAATTTTTGAGTTTGCTCGTGAGTGTGCAATGAACCGTGCAATAAATGGTGATAATTACAAAATTGTTCCGTTATATAGCCATGATACGACGTGTCAATCGGTTTTTACAAAAGGCTGGCGCAGCATAAGCGCTCAAGATATTAGACTGCAAAAAGCTTTAAAGGAATATAAGAAATGAAAAAAAATTTAGAACTTATTACAAATCCAGCAACGGGTCGGCTGTCATTATCGGATTTTGCTGTTTGTATTGCATTTATCGTGTCAAGTATCGTGGTGCTT